CCTCAGTTATTGTTCTATTAGTATGCGGTACAAGCTACCTCAAGCCTGTACATGTACAGGTCCTGGAGAATGACGCATGAATAGAAGGTGTCCCAACCGATCGATCCTCTTTGGCCCAAAGGATCACTTGCGCTCGGGCGGGGCTGTACAATTTTTGAACGGAGAGAGTCAACTCCTCCGAGGGTCGCACATCCACCGAAATCCTGTGCCATGATGATTACAGGATAAATGTCGGCGTTTGATCCAGTTACAACCGAATTAGAAGCGTTGGTACTTGATCCGGCACCCTTGAACGGAACAGCGTTGGTTGTGGTGATGAAGCGGACGCCTTTTACGCTTCCGATCTCACCTTCCATAATGTCGCTGGTGTCGCTGTACTTTTCAGCGGAGACGTATCCGGGCATCTGCTCAAGATCCTGGCGAAGGTCCGGGTGACATACTGCGACATAGGACTCCCTGATCGGCTCAGTTGAAATCCCGGTTGATGCAGCCAGCTTTTCACGCATCTTCTTAGCGTCCTGCTGCTCCAGTTTGCGGATTGCAGTGTCGATAAGTTCTGTGGTTGGGGTGTTTTGGGTTTTTGCAGTTGCCACGCTGTTGATGGTCTTCTCAATCGCCCCACGGGAACCTGCTCCACCCGCTCTGGCGACCTGAGTTCCTGCCCTAAAAACCTTATAGGCGAGAAAATCAAGAGTTTCACCACACTGCTGGGCCTGCCTTTCCGTTATAACTTGGACCAGTGGGTCCGTCGATACCGCAAGCATCAGATCAGTCGTGTTCACATAACTTCCGTACTGCTGTAAAGTGTGCTTGATGGTCGTCTGATCGATGGTCGTAAACGCTGGTGAAACGCCCTCAGATATAGGCGTATCAACGATTGGGAACCTTTCGTACCGTCTGTGACGAATCTCTAGGCCCTGTTTTTGGGGTTTAGTTTCTTTCTGTGCAAAACGTGCAAAAGTAAGAAGACGCTTCGCAATGGGAAGCATCTTTTTTTGAATAGTGAAAGCATCATTTTTGCTTAAATCACCATATGTAGATCCACCGACAATGTTTCCGGCGGTTGCATTAGAAGGCGTGTTAGCGCCACCGTATACTGCCATGATTTATAAACTCCCTAATAAGGTTAATCCGGGATTGAATCCCACAATTCATCGTCGCTCATGTTCTCCACGCTTTTTGTGCGTTGAGGAGCGGTGTTTTTAGCCAAACCAGAAGCGGCCCGTCGCCGAGCTTCCTGTTTACCAGTGTCCTGGGGCTTCAACTTTTCTTCACTCTTCTGAGTGTCAAGCCAGAGGTTCATGACGGATGCGTGATCAACGGGGTCAAATGATTCTGTCATCATCTTGGTAAGCGCTGGGCTTGCCAGGACAAACGACTGAAAATCGGCATCCCGATCGATGTCCCGATAATCGTCACCCACCTGGGCCTTCATAAAGGCCTCATGATTCTGTAGATATTGTTGCTGTTGCTGGCTTTGGAGGGATTGTTCCACCATTGCGATGCGCTCCTGGGCCTGCTGTGTGGTTTCACCCACGACCTTGCCCTGTTTAGCCATCTCATGCTGAATCATCTTTTGCATGACGCCTGTCAGCTCACCAAACTCACTCATCGTTTGGCGGTCTTCATCGTCAAACCAGCTTTTCTCGTCGGACGGATCTACGGTCGTAGATTGCGTTTGACCAGACTTTGCTTTTCCGAGTTCCTGCTGCTGTTCCAGCATCTTCAGGCGCATGTCATTGAACTCCTCACGCAAGCGTGCGGTGTCCTCGTTACGCCTATGAAACTCTTTTTCTAAGGACTTATACCGTTGCTCGTAATCGTGCTCCGGCTCTTCGTCGTCCTCTTCGTGCTCTACTTCTTCCTCGCCCTCTTCTTCCGCAGGCTCTTCTTCAGAGGTATCTGCTTCTTCCTCGGGTTCGGTTTCCCCTGCTTCGTCTTGCTCCCAAAGTTCTTCGTCGCTTAACTCAGGTGTACCAGTGTCCTGGTCCTGATCGGCGGCCTCTTCTGCCATAATGTCTTTCCAAGAGTTTAGCTCAACCCTGTAAACAGGACTCAGCTCTACCCTTTATTGTGGTTGCCAATGTGCCGGATACCCGGATTGGTCTTTAGCCCCTCACTTGCGTGTTGGAGGCGGGTTCTAAAAGTCGGTAAATAGCCTCGTAAACTTCAATTCTTCCAACCATCTGGTTGTGTGTTGCAATATCCTTTTTGTCCTTGATTACTTTGGCAAGTAGGCTCTTCCCATTATCCATGCCGTGCTTACAAAATTCCTTGAGGACCTTGCCACCTGGGTGGCCTTTTAAATCATTGAGGGCTAAACGCTCCTCCTGGTTGACCTGCATCCATCTGCTCCTGTGCAATCTGCTGTTGCATTGCCTGTTGTTGTATCGCTGCTTGTTCTTGCTCTTTTTGCTCGTTTAAGAGAACGGAGAACTGCTCTAGATTTGTTGGGTTTAAGACGTTACCCTGCCTAAGAAGCTCCATGCGCTCCTGCATCTCCATCTTTCTCTGGTCCTCACCGACCGACTGCTTCTCATCCAACATCGCCTTCAACTGCTCCATCTGGGCCTGCATCTGCGCCTGCATCTGTGCTAACTGCTGCTGCTGCTGTGCCTGGGCCTGCACCTGTTGCTGTTGAGCCTGTGTTGCGGCCTGCATCTCCTGGGTGACCTGCTCCTCGGTCTTTAGTATCTGCTCAGGCTCTAAATTAAAGGCACGCAGTAGGGGCCTGGAGAAGGCCTCGTACTTTAAATACTGCTGTAGCTGGGGAAGCTGTCCGATGGCCGGGAGAAAGTTGACCAACTGGCTGTTATGGACCTCTTTAGCTATATAGGATTCATACCCCGTTGAGATCGCCTCATAATCGCCCTTGAGTGCTGTGTTGGGGTCATCAACCATCAGCCAGTGATATACCGCCTGTAAGTTCTGGGTGATCATATAAGAGACGGAACGGACCACGTCCGCTGTCTGCCGATTAGCATTACTGTTTAATATCGACATACCCGTCGCAGTTTTTGTCTGGGCAGGCGACATGTCCCCGTAACCTATTGATGTCTGGCCTGAGTCTAGATCCGCTTCACGCTCGAGCTGCTGAACGATTTGTAGCAGCCCGTTGGTGACATCCGGCACTATGACCGACTGGAAGGCGTCACGGACACTTGCTCCGGGCTTCACCCTAAACTGTTTGCCAGGGTAAATACTCTCTGTGTCAGTTCCCGCTTCAAACGAGTTAGGATCTACGACGGTGAGCGGTGATGAGGCAATTGTTTTACCCTCGATCATCATAACATAACAAAAGTTCAAGATTGCCTGGGAGTCACGGATCGCATAGTAGATCCCGTCCCCAAAAATAGATTCCGGGTTCTTCTGCCAGTAGCAAAAATGGTAGGGGAGCTGCTCGTCAAATGGGTTCTGGTCGATCTTGATGACCCGGTCCCCGACCACGGTAACCACGACGGGGATGTCCCCGGGCATGTCGTCGCTTGCCATTGGCAGATGGCCTGACAAGTCCTTGCCTGAAAGTTTGCCCCAAAACTCTAGGATTTCGATTCTTTTGAGTCGGTTGCTTGAGGTTTCGTCGTAGATTCTTGGGTGCTGGCTGTCGTCGTATCCGTGGACGTGTCCGATTTCTCGGTCGATGACATCATCCACGGCATCCATAATGAAACCTTCATTTTGCTCTGCCATTTGGCGAAGCTGGATTGGAGAGAGGAAACTGCGTTGAATAATATAATCGGCATCTTGTGGATTCTCCGCTTCAGGTGATGGAAAGATGTTCCAAAGTGAAATGTATTTAACAGTCGGGACCAGCTCCGATTCAATTTCCGCTTCAACTGCCAGCATCTCGTCTGGAGTCTGTACCGACGTGTAGACAGGGAAGTTCTTCTTCTCAAGGGAAATACCCTTGGTAACTCCAGTACCATAAAGACACATCTCATGAATCGCATGCTGCACCTCATTGTTGTAGCTCGTCCTGTCCAGGATGTCCCTAATGCGCTCCTCCATTTTCTTGGAACGTCCTAAAAGCTCATCCTCGAGGATATCAGGCCTGTCAGGCGGGGACTGTAGGTCGGGCGGGTAGAATCGTGGGTTCCTGCTTGGAGTAATCGAAAACGGGACCTTCCCATCCTCAAAAAGCAGTGTATTGATCTTTATCTTGGCTGAGTTAACTTTTCGGCGGGTCTGGTTGACAAAGATGCCCCTCTCCTTAGCAAGCTCAGTGCTCTTGCCGATAGGCGCAGGGTACTTGCCACGATACGCATTATACGCCTCGTACCAGTGCACTTCATTGTCACGTCGATATTCCCGTGCCTCCTGGAACTTCTCCTGAATTACATCAGCAAAAGAGTCCAGTGGCGCACTAACGACCTTGGCCTCGGTAACCGTTGCGAGGCCAGTATTCGGGTCTATCTCTGCGTCGATATATTCTTCTGTAGCCATTTATCCCGGGATGTGTTTCAACTAAGAGAACTGTCCCGAGATAATGCGTCAAGAAGGGGGTGGGTCTTCCTCTACAATCTCCGCTTGGGCAAGTTGCCCGATCTGATCAGAGACGAATAAAAGGCTCTTCGAGATGCCGTTGAGAAGGGAACGTGCCTGATCTTCCTCGAAGTGGTCAAAGAAAACGTCCGCTACGCCGTTGAATGCATCCTCGAGGTCGGAATCAAACGTGTCCTGTTTGAAATCCACCTCGATAATATTACTGTCTTTTTCTTCACTCATAATTTATATATTTGAGGGCACATACATGCCGATTGGGGGACGCCCCCTATAATACCGGGGCGGGGGTGGAAGGGACGCTGGATACATCTTGCATCCGAAGGCTGCGATCGCCAGGGCCATGACACAGTCGTCATGGGTCCCCGGCTGTGCCGCCTGTCGTCCCGTTGGATAATTCACAAAGGTCTGTAACTCGTCAATAAGCTTGGGCGAGTGGATCTTGATCTCACGCTCCCGGATCAGCTCCTTGAGGTAGTCGACGATCAATGGTTTGCTTTTGACGGTCGTGTGAAACCCTAGCTTCCGGGCCGTCCGTGTGGACCGCTCGTCCAGAATCTTTTCGCTGTATAAATTGGGGTAATTATGGATCTCCTGAAGAAACTTCAATGTAACCAGACCATGGTTGTTCCTCTCGCAGATAATCATCGAGGGTTTCGTCTTTCCGCCGTACCACAACCCGTGTGAAGCGAGCTTCCACGCTAAAAGGTCCGGGTCTATCTTCGTCCTCAGCATCGCCACTTCCTCGAAGGTTGAGGCGTCCAAAACACAAGCCACGCTCCAGTCCGTGTCCCGACCAATTTCCAGTCCCTCGGATACGTCCACGCCAATGCGGTAGTCCCGCCCCTCTAAAGGTTTCTGCCATACCTGTAACTCTCCATCATCCTGTGCCTCAATAACATATCGCTCCTTGCTCTTGCCCTCTTTCCATAGGTGGACGGGGATCGTGTAGCCCAGGCTGGGGTCATCCCTCTGACGCTTCTCAGAATCGAGCAGAAGCTCCAGAAGGGCGTCCTGCTGGAACACGGATCGGCCTGTGGTTACAAACGCCTCACGGGCCGTTGAAGGATATTCCTGGTGAAATTTCTTGAGGTCGTTCTGGCACTGGGTCCTGATGCAGTGCCGCCGCCAGTTGAGCTTCTCTAGGGTTACTTTGAAGGTGAGTGGCTCTTCAAGGCCAACATCAAAAGATATTTCCTGGCCTAAGAGCTTTTTTTCTTCTTCTCCCCCGTAACGGTCATCATTGCCAAGATCCGCTTCAAATCGTTCTCTCTCATCGGCTCCCTCAAAGGCCCGTTGGTAATGAGAGAAGACGAACCACGGGAAGAAGACCGCTTCCCAACCGCTTTGTCCATCATATGCATCCCAGAACATGTCGTGGAAGATACCGCCTGTCCCTTGAGCAGTGCTTTCAATGACGGCCTCTGTTTGAAAGCCCTGGACCACACAATTTAATAACCCGAGCAGGTACTCTTCGCCTCCCTGGCCCCAAGAGGCGACCTCGCTACAGTGCAGGTAGTCTACCTTTGCACCACGCACCTCTGACCCGCCGACCGTGCTAAGGCTGTATGAGCTGTTTAGCCCACCACCCTCGCCACCCCAGTGAAGCTCCCGCTTGCCGGAATACTTCATCTTGGGCTTCAGCTCCTTAGGCATGTTCTCTTCCATGATCCTAGACATTGAGAACATGGTGTCAGTTGCCGACTTGCTGTGCGTCGTGATCTGGACGACCTTGTTGCGATTTAGGGCCGCATGACGGAAATAACGCCCCTGAACGAACGTGCTGACGCCGAAACGCCTCGCCTTTAAGACGACCATACGGACGTGGTCCTGGTCTCTAAGCTGCCTCTCCATCATATAATGAAGGATTTGCTGCACTTGGTTCAGCTCAAAGGGTATCAGCTCACCCGACCCAAAATTTTGTATCTTGAGGCACTCCCGGAAGTAAAAGATGGGGTCTTCCTTGAGGCGCCTAACAAGAGTTAGTAACTGTTCTTCAGGAGAAAGGGAGGCTTCCTCCTTCTTCTTCTTTTTCGACAAGTCTGTTTAAGTAAAATTGCGCTTTTTTCAAATCCTGAAGCCTATCTGCGGATTTTTTACCCGCCCTGGCTAGGTATTTCACGATGTTGCCGCTGTGATAATCTAAATTCCAATCCTCAATGGCATCTAAAACCTCGATACTGCCAAAGGTGTAGTGTGATGGGTGATTTACAGGGTCATTTTCTGTATAGCGCATCTGTGGATCATATTGGGGCGACTGCTCCGTCATCCTCTGACTCGCTATATCCTGTGCCATCTTCAGTCGACGACGTTCCTCGTCCATCTCGTAATTGCTCATTGATATATCCGCTTAATTGCTCCCTCTGCTTTAGAGATTTTCGATTATATTCTGCCGTTGAGCCTAATAGATATTCGGCTGTGGCATTAAAATTAGACAAGATCACCTCCTTTCCCTGTAAAATATGTGGTCTCCCAGTTTTACAGTGCGTTCCAGTTTTTTTGCCCACCAGGGGCGCACATAACTCGCATGATAATGCGTTGCACCTCCCGTAATGTCTTTGTCCCGGTGTAAAATTGCCAGGATGGCGATCCTTTTTGATTCCTCATACTGAATCTTGTTGCGAATTCGGTCGGGTATTCCGTCGCAGTACCAGGAAAATTGGCAAAGATGCCTTTTTTTAGGCAGCTTTGAGGGCTGGAATACCACCTTACATATAGAATCTGGGAATTTGGGTGACTCGACACGATTCAACGTCACCTGGGCAACACCAAATTTCCCGTATTCGTCCTGGTTGCGTGCCTCGAAGTAGATATTTTTAGCTAAACATTGGACTTCTCTGTCTGGGAGGTGTGTTTTGATGAAACTAACGGGTATATAACTGAGGGGTGTAGCGGCTGTAGCGGATAAAACAGCCATTGAAGCTAACAATGTGCATATGGCTCTCATACATATGTGTCATGGTTGTTTCAAAAAATGGGCTTGTGTACAAATCGCTATAACTACTTTATGTATTTATGGGTACCCCCGGCGTGCGCCCCGGGGGGTACTATCACGGCGCCGGGAAAAAATTTTGCCCCGCCCGTGGTGGTCGGACACAGACGGGGCTGACCGAGTCGGAGACATCACTCGGTCGGTTTGGTTTCCGTTTCTTGAGAAACAGAAACACCCTGCAATTGCTTGGCTCGAGGCGTCACGTCGATCGGCGCCTGCTGTGCCTTGTCGAGCAAGGCCTCGAAGGAATGACTGTGCTTGTGTTCGACTTCCCTCTTCTCGGTGAACAGTCCGGCATGCCGTCCGAGAAGTTCGAGGATCTTGGTGCATGCTGTCCATGACTCGGCAAGCTTGGCCTGCTTGAACAGGTCTTCCATTTCCTGGAGCACTCGATCGGCGGACCATCCGTTTTTTTCCAGGGTGCCTCGTATTTTCGCCTGAATGATGGGATTCTTCAGCATCCTGGCCCCGGTCGTATGCGCCGATCTCTCG